CCGGGACGCATAACACCATAAACACCCACCACAGCAGGCCATAATAAATTTGAATCAGGCACAATTTCCACAGGAGTCAATGAATCATTGCTGGGTTCTTGGGTCAAGGATACTTGTTGTAAACATTGTAACTTGTTGTCAATTAACACCACAGCCCAGTTGTATGGTGTGATAACTTGTCGTGTGCCCAAAAGCAAGTCGTTGTTGGTGACAGCATCATGCAAATCACCTTGTGCATCGTACATGCTGGCAATGATACGTTCTACCACACCCAGTTTCTTGACCTTGGCTGGACTAGAAATCCAAATGGGCATGCTGAATGTCAATGTAGCAACATCAATAGGATTGTCTGTGCCAATTGGTATAGTACGGCTGGTCCAGGTGGTCCTATCCAAGTACATTGTGCTCAAACTGGTCCAGTCAATAAAATTATCTGTGCTCTGTATTTCCAAACTGGGATTGAACAACGTTAATATTTGTTCTAAAATTTGCAACTTCTGATTGGTGTTTGACGTCCATATGTCCAAATTAATAGTGAGCTTGAATGGAACAGGCATCAAACGTTCCACTGTGAATGCATTGCCTTGAGTGGTTTCATAACTTTCTGTGGCCGGATCATAGGTACGTTGCCGCACATTGATCTTGCTCACAAAGTACGGATCCTGCATGCGGCTTTGCTCATAATCCAGGCCAGTGATGTAAAAAGTCATCATGGGAGTACTAGGCAAACTGTTGCGTGAGTTTTCTTGTATGATGGTTTGCGCATTGCGGCTGGCATCACCATAACGCACTGGTACACGCAACAGAGCGGCGGCATTTACTCCGTCATTTTCGTTGGCGTATTCAACTTGAAAGCCTGAAAAGATTCTTGTGAACTGCAACAAGAATCTGCGTATTTGGTCATCGTAAAAGAACTGTTGCATGTGATTACCTGGTTATTTGAAACCGCCTTGATCCCCGTTGTCTGCGCGAGGTTTGAGAATTTCACTCAAGCTCTGTCGACTTGGTATCTTGCCCAAGTCAGTTGTTTGTACTGTTTCAGTGTTATTTACAAAACCACTGCGCATGGTCTTATTAACTGGACCGTTGTTGAGATTGGTGCGAACGTTGTCCTCAATGCGAATCCAACGTGAGCCATCATAACGGAACAGTCGATTGGGTTTGTAGTCCAAGCGCAGAGCATAGTCACCACTCACAGGATTTGGCGGGAAGCTCACACCCGGAGTAACTGGCAAGCCATTGGGGGCAACACCATCTCCAGTGAGGTAACCCACAGTGTAGCCATCTGCCTTGGGAGTGATGTTTGCGCTGCCTTGTGTGCCATCTGCGGTGACTGTTTGATCAGCAGTCAAACTGGCTGGATTGGCTGGTTGACCATCCTGTGTGGGCATGATATAAAACTTATCAACTTCATATCCGCTGAGCGGTACTTCCGCATCGGCTTGTATAAGAATAGCATCATTGATTTCGTAGTCTTTGGTGCGAGTGCCTTGAATGTCGCTAATAGTTTTGGGATCGTAAGGAGCCCAAAAATCAGTGTTGGTAATGTCTGTATCTGCTGGCACATTGCCCTGAGCTTGATAATAGGTATCACCATAATTGACAATGGTACCCGAAGGATAAAAGTTGCCCGGATCCCAGATGTTTTCTTGCACAAACGGCTTGTTGGTAATAGTATTGAACTCTTGTTGATCCTTCATTGGTGTGCATTTCACACGCCACAAGTGAGGCAACCAAGTTACTGAGAAACCTTCGCTGGCATAGTCAGCATCTTGTATTACATAGTATCTAGGCAAGGCTCGTGGAATCTCTTTGTTCAAGGGATGATAGTCTTTCAAGTTGGGAATCTCTATGACATCACCGTTCATGAGCTTGCGACCAAATGTGTCAATCATGGTGTTGTAGTGAAAGGTCATGAATATGGTGTCGTTGTTCAAGAACAACCCAAACTGAGTCAAATCAAAATCCACGTCCTGTGTGTTGTACACACCACGCATGACATACACATCGGGGTCATAAATTCTATCACGGTTTTCCAGCAACAACAGGTCTTGAATGTTTAACACATCCACTGTTTCGTATGTGGGCTGTGTGGCATCAAAATTACCTGACAGTGCAGAATCTTCGCCGCCACTTTGCGGTCCTTGATATTTGTGGATATAGATATCCAATCCGCCCACAGTGTACATTTCACGTATGGTGCGGTCCAGGAATTGGTAATCTCTGGTGCGATTTGGGCGGTATAGGGATAAGCGTGGCATCTTATATTTATAGTACTTTGGGTTTACCTTTGCAGGGGTTGACCAATAATGCCGTTTCTGCTATAATTAACTATAATTTACCAGGAGCCCCGATGAACGCCACACGCACAGCACTCAGACCCATGAATCCCAAAAGCGCCGACACCAAATATGTTGGGCTTGAACCCGCGTGGAAAACTCAGCCCACAGAGGATAATCGTGTTAGCACAATGAGCTATGCGTTTGGCTGGTACAATTACTTTTACGGCAAAAAAGAAGCCAAGGACATGGTGGCAGCATATTTGGACGCACACACTCGTGTCAAAGATGCTAAACAAATCCGCACTCTACCGGACTCACAAATGCGACTTACCACAGGCTGGTTGTGCCGCATGCAAATGATGGGCTTGGACTTGACTGCGCAGGAAGAAATCAAATTGCAAGCATTGATTTCTGAGTTACTTGCACTCAAACAACAAGCAGTGGTAGAAGCGGTTGCAGAAGACGAGCCGCCAAAGCCCAACATTCAAGATCGCCTGCGTGAAAAGGTATCAGAATGTGCTGGTGAACTGGACGGCATGTTTGATGAGTTTGTGGTCAACGGTGCCAAGATGAGTGCTGATTACAAGCCCATCACAGTGATCCGTGGCATGAACGTGGCTCCACAAATGATCAGCTACATTGCTGACACTTGGAAGCGCAAACTGGCCGAGTATGAAACTGCAATCGAAGGCAAGGATGCACAGGTTGTAGAAGGCTACGGTAATTTTAGCAAGATTCAATTGCGCAATGCTGTGAAGTTCTGCGAAGCGGTCATAAATGACTGCGGTGCATACGTGCAAATCAAAAAAGTGGAACGCAAACCCCGCAAAGTCAAGCCGGTGAGTCCTGAGAAACGTGCCGCAAAGTTCAAGGTGTTGATGGAATTTGCCGAGCTCAAGCTCAAGGGTTTGCCGGCCGCAAGCCTTGTGGACAAAGCAGAAGCATGGTTGTATGACACCAAAAAGCGCAAGTTGATCCATCTTGTTGCTGACAGTCACACACAGGCGTTTACTGTGAAGTCAAACAGCATCATTGGGTTCAGCACTATTGAGACCATGCAGAAAACTGTGCGCAAGCCAGCAGATGTTGTGAAAGCAGTACAAGCCGCAGGCAAGCCGGCAGCACGTAAGATCTACAAAGACCTTACTACAACAGAAACCCCGTTCAACGGACGCGGAACCGAGAACTTGGTCATACTCAAGGCCTGGTAAATACAGGGACTTGGAGTCCCAAATGCCAGAACAGCAACAACAATCACTGTCCACACTGAAGCAGAACCTAATAGACTATGTTAGGCTTCAGTTGGGCGGTGATATCATTGACCTAGAACTAGATCCCTCACACTACGAGGCCGCTTATCAAAAAACCATAGGCACTTATCGTCAACGAGCCAACAATGCCTATGAAGAAAGTTACAGTTTCATGCAGTTGGTAGCAGATGTCAACATCTACGAACTGCCCCAAGAAGTTGTTAGTGTGCGTCAAATATTCCGCAGAACATTTGGCGACAGTTCAGGACCGTTTGCATCAAACTTTGATCCGTTTGCACAGGCGTCAATCAATGTGTACTTGATGAATTTCAACGTGGCAGGTGGACTTGCCACCTACGACTTCTACAGTCAGTACATTGAACTGGCAGGGCGCATGTTTGGTGCCTACATGAACTACACTTGGAATCCTGTAACAAAGAAACTGCAATTGATCCGTGATCCCAAAGGATCA